ATCTGATGATAATAGGCCTCGTCGCCGCCGTCGATCGCGTCGTATCCCAGCGCCGATCGCGCTTCGTTCTGGGAGATGATCTGGGCTTGAAAGTTCGCGCGCGCGCGCGCCTGGATCGCGTCGACATCGTCTTGTAAGGCCGCGACCGTGGTCATGTCATACGCCAGCTTGACCGTTTCCGATCGAATAGCGGCCATGTCCTCGAACTCCGGCAGCAGCGCCCATGTGTACCAGTCGCGCCATTCTTTGAACGCCGGCGACATGGTAGCATCCCAGAATCCCGCCCATGCCTCTTTGAGATTGCTATAGGTCGCGCGCAGCAGGCCGACATAGGCGTACACAATCAGCGGCGGCACGCCGAACACCATGCAGATCCGACTCTCTGAGACGGATCGTAATGTCTGGCTGGCCAGCTGGTCAAGCTTGCTGCCCACTTCGCGCACGTCGCTGTTGACATCCAGTACGCCGATATCGCCGGAGGCCTGGCCGCCGCCGTAGATCGCGCGCCACTTCGCGCGGATGTCGTCGCGCTGGGTGTCGTTCAGCGCCATGGAGTATTTGAGAAACAATGGCGGGATCCCGCCGTTTTGAAAATACTGGCCGATCGTCTGGGTTTGGGCCGTGTCCGCGCCGACGCTGCCGAGTGCCGCGATTAAGGGCGGCGGATTGTACCACGCCGGCGCGGCGCGGATCAGTAATTCGTCTAAGGAATAATCGCGCTTGTTCTGGCCGTCCTTCCATGTGTAGCCGATCACGTCGCGCCGGTCGCGACTGAGCAGCGGCGTCATGCAAGCCGGATTCAGCGGATGGAGTTCGGTCAGCAGCTTGTTCTGGTAAACCTTTTCCGCATAGAACCGGCGCGGATTCGATACATCCCATGACACGATCGCCGCTTGCATCAGATCGCCCTCCGTCATCAGCGCGTTCGGGTGCATGAGCAGCTGGCGAAACGGATGGCCCGGGATCTCCTCATAGGTCGTCTTTCCGCCGCTGGTCGTCTGCTGCTGGACGGTCAAGCGCGGATCGCGCGCGCTGGTCGCTTTGATATGAATGCAGGCGTACACTAATTCGTTTTGCGCCATGGTCGCTTCCAGCGCGGCCGTGTCCGCGCCGTACGATGTCGCGCCGCCGCGGACGATCATGGTCTGGATCTCGTTGACAAAGCCGTTCGGCGCTAACGAGATACTCAGCGCTTTTTGTTGCTGCTCGGGAGTCATTTTCCCCCTGAGCAGATCCCAGAATGAGAGTTTATCGCTCATACGCCCGGTGTCCCGAGCTGCGCGATCGACAATGCGCCGATCGCCAGACTCATCACGCAATCTTGCGTTAATGCCTTATCGTCCCATTGATACCCGATCAATTCGCGGCGTTCCTGGGCCGTCCAGCGTGCTTTCAGCCGGTCATGCTCCAGTAATAACTGGAGCGCCTGGATCGCTTGCACCTTACTGCGCGCGGTCGTCGTGAACGGCTGCGCGTAGACGGTCAAATTTTCGATCACTGGATCGCCGACGCCGTTACTTTCGACGACCGTCACGCCCGGATAGGCCGCTGCGCGCCGCTCTAACGCTTGCTGGATAATAGGATACGGCGCGCGCTCGATTCGTTCGTGCGCGACGCGCTGGTACGGGCTGACGGTCATGTCAATCGTATTGATCACCGTTGCATCCTGTCGGCGGCCGATGTCGGCGACGTTCAGATAGTAATGCCCAGCTTGCGCGACCTGATCGCCCGTCGCGCCGTCCTCCGCGCGGTCGATCGCGTCGGTAGCAAACACGGTCACGCCCGATCCCGTAAAGTCGCAATCATACTCCGACGCCCATGCTTGACTCGGAAACGCCGGCCGTTCTTTTCGGTACCATGCGCTGTCCTCTGGCGCGATAGATGCGGCGCGTTCGTCGTCGGTATAGTACGCTGGGCATGCGTGCCATGGGACGCTCATGCGCGCAAAACCGTCGCCGCTCATATACAGATCGTGAAAGAGATTCCGCGTCCCGTTCGGCGTACTGCCGATGATTAAGCTGCCGCCGCCGCTGAGCGTCGGAACGATCGACTGATAGATATGCTCCGCGTAATCGGCGTACGCGAATTCGTCTAAGTAGACGCGCCGCGCCGCGAAGCCGCGCCCGGTCGATCTATTCGCGGGGATCGACTTGATTCGGCTGCCGTTCGCGAATCCCATTTCGCTTTCATTCTCTTTGACCAGACTGGGCGCGTGTCGCAGCTGGGCATAGGTCAGATAACAATACCTGAGCAGATTGACCGCTAAATCTTGCGACCGACTGACAAGTAATATCGTCGTCTCAGCTTCATGGATCGCGCTATACAGCGCTTCCAGCGCGAACACTTGACTAAAGCCGATCTGGCGCGCTTTCACGATAATGCGGCGCGGCGCGGCGTACGCGGTCAAAAAGTCGGCCTGGTACGGATACGGGCTGAACGGCTGCCGGCCATGCACCGGATGGACGATCGTCGCTTGCGCCCGCGCCCAGTCCAGCGGCGGCTCATGCGTCGTCGGCGGCGTCCGCGCTGCGTCCGCGCTGGGCCATGCGATCGAGGATAGCGGTGGTAGCGCTATCGATCGCTGTAAATAATGCGCCCATGTCGGCGGCGTTTTGTTTGTCGATCCAGTCCGGTGTAGTGACATACTCAGCTATTCTTTGGGTTGCGATCAGCTTCGCGCGGAGATTGTCCAGAATCAGATCCGCGATCTCCAGCTGGGCGCGCTCGATCGCCGGCTTGCGGATGACTGTTGCATCAGACGTTGCAACAGCTGATGCAGCAGGAAGATCGAGGCGGGCTTTCCAAGATCGTACCGTGCCGCTCGGAATGTTATACCGCGCTGCGACGATCGCCGGCTGGACGCCGTCCAGTAAGTCCGCGACCGCGCGCGCTTTCGTCTTTGGATCGGCGCGCGGCATGTCACACGATCCAGGCTAAGATCAGCAGCAGCAGACAGATCAGCGCGTACGCGCCCGAGACGCGCGACGCCGGCCATGCGACGGCCAGCTGAGCAAGCGCCCAGCCCAGCCCGATCAGGATACCATAGGCGATCAGGGTTAAGACAATATGGATCGTGTTTACTGCTGGTGGCATTATAGTTTCCCTCGCATCATGCGGCGCGCGTCGCGGATACGCGCGTTTAGACTACTCTCGGCCCCGTCGCCCGGCGGCGCGGCGTTCGTTCGTTCGCTACAGCGGCAGTAGCGCGCCTCCAGGCCGCACGTATCGCAGATCAGATAGCCGAAGCGCCAGTGATAGCGCGCGGGGATCGGCGTGATCGGCGGCGGCTGGACGCTCATGCGTTCAACTCCATGGCATGTTGTTCTTCTAGAAAGATCGGGTGTATGGCTTGCGTCGCGTCCACGCGGGCGCGGGCGCGTTCGGCGGCAGCGGGATCGCGTTCAAATGCGATATACTCCAGACCGAGTCCGATCGCCGCCGCTGGCATGGTGCCGCCGCCGCAAAACGGATCAAAAATTACCATGCCCGGTTGCGTGAACGCATGCATATAATACCGGATCGTCAGCGGCGGTTTACTCCAGCGGTGATTACTGGCCGTGGTATGAACCGCGACCGCGCGCACGTCCAGCACGAACGCCGGCCGGCGATTGCCCTTATCAAACCACAGCAGCGGTACATACACGCATTTTCCGCCGGGCGCATGCCGGTGTTTTACTTCGTTTGTGCGGTATTCGATAAATTGCCAGCGATATGCGAGGGCTGCGCGCATAGCGGCGATCGTTTCGCCTAATTGACCAATACTTGAAAATGCGAGACACGCCCGATCCGGCTTCAGCACGCGCGCTGCCGTTTCGGCCAGCCATGCGTAATCGTCGATCCGGTCATACACTGGATCGGTAAAGAGCAGATCGACACTCGCATCCGGTATCCGTTCGGCTAATATGCGCGCGTCGCCCGTCACGATCTGATTCATGTACGCGGCTGGTATCACGATCTCTTCCATGCCTTCGCGCTCATAGCGGCCTTGCGTAGCTACTCGGCAGAAAGCCGATCCCGGGCGGCGTCGTTTCGCTATCGCTGACCCAGAGCCATCCATCCTGAATTTGCCCCACGTTGATCACATCCCCCACGTCCAGCCATGTCTGGGTCTGTCCGCCGTCCGGGCCGTCGGACAGCGGCGCGTCGACGCGGCGATCCGTAAAGATCGCGCATGGCGACGTGACCTGATAGCGGCGGCTGGCCGCGACAAACAGACTCGTTGCCCAGTTCTCGAACTGCGCGTCCGATACGTTGGTCATGTCGCTCCGGCGTGTCGGCGCGACATAGCGGTGCTGGACGATATAGGAACGCTGGATCGGGTGTATGGAGATGAGCTGCTTGCACAGCGCGGTTAAGCTGGGCAGTACGCGCGCGTCGTACGGCTGATTCTGGACATGCGATACTTCAATTCCAATACTGAAGTCATTCCAATTCACGCGCCCGGCGTAGGAACTTTCGCCGGCGTGCCATGCGCGCTTCTGGTCGTCGACGATGCTATAGATCGTCCCGTCGGGCGCAATCACGTAATGGCATGAGACGCCGCTGGACGGGGAACACAAGTAATCAATGTCGGTATGCCAGTAGCCCTCCGTCGTGTGACACACGATCGCGTCAATCCGCGCGCCCAGCGGACGGTCGTTAAAGTTCGGGGATCGATAGCTGCGCGAATCGATTACGAGGGCCATGGACAGCTCCAGACCGCTACCAACGGAGACGCCGCTACCAACAGTGTTCCGTTGGTAGCGGCGTACGCGATCAGTATAGCACTCTGGTCAAGAAACGTGTTAGCCCTTACTCTTGCAATATTCACCATTGCCCATCCGCGCTGGGCAATAAAATGTCCCGGGCCGCGCGGTGCTAGGCTTCATGGCGCCGTGAAATTCGCAGACCGGCGCGCTACGCTCTTTCTCGGCTTCGACGGCCTGGCGCGCGGCTTGCGTCGGCGGCACGGCGCCCAGATCGCGCAGCTTGCGGACGGTCGCGGCCAGCTGCTCGGCCGAGCCGCTAAACGACACGTCAAACGGAAAATCGTCCAGCAGCGCATGGATCGTGAACGTCGCCGGCGCTTTCGGCTTCTCCGCGACCGGCTCGGGGAACAGCGGCGCGGCGTCGGCGCCGTTCAGCGCGTTCGCGGCGCGGGCGGCTTCGGCGCGCTTGCGGGCGAATTTCGCCGATGCGTTTTCTTCCAGCTGGGGATCGCTGCCGTAGACAACGTCGCGGCCGGCGGGCGTGGATGTGGCGGTCGTCATGGTCGTTCTCGCTTTCGTGATAACTCAAATGATAGCAGGGATGTCCAGCGGTCTAGTAATAGCGAACGGCGCGCGCGGCCTGCTGCGCGCTGAAGCGCGGCGGGCGGGCGGGCGTGGTCATTGTGTGGCCCGCTCCGCTTGATACCCCTGATTCCATGATTGTCGCGCAAGGGCTTGCGCGTCCTTCGGCATGTCGTCCCATGCCGCGCCGTCCTTCCAATATCCCCGGTGTAGGTCATTTCGCTTGTCTTTCTACGGCATGAATAAGCCGCTCTAATCCGTTCTCGCTTACGTTGCGGTAGTATGCGACAATCGCCGCGCCGAGTGTGCCGGCGTCGTGCTGCTTGCATTCGCACACAACCGCCTCGAGCGCCATGTGCGCGCCCCGCCCATTGCGGGCGCGGCTTGCGGCGTCGTCTATCAATTCTTGTCGCGGCGTGCGCTTTGTCATGGTCAGTGTCCTTTCTTCCATTCGTTATACATTTGTTTCGCTTCGTCGATCCGTCCCTCTGCGATCTTGACCTGAATAGCATACAAGACGCTCACGGCGTCCAGCGCGGACACGTCGCGCGCGGCCTGCTGCGCTTCCCAGCGCTGCGCTTCGTGCTGGGCGTTGATCTTCGCGATAGTTTTGGCTTGGTTGCGGGTCATGATGCTGGCTCCGATGTCGTTTCTGTACTGCGAATAGTATAGCATAGATAGTATATAATGTCAAGCGGACGTTGACAGGGACATACTATCTATGCTATAGTGTGCTACGCGCAATGAAGTGGAGGTAGACACAATGTATACGCTGAAGGTTCGCGAAGTCGCGGAGGCGAAGGGCGTGAATCGGTCGCAGCTTTCGCGCCGAACCGACATATCTATGTCGACACTGAACGATCTTTGGGACGGGACACGAACGAACGTCAAAATGACGACGCTTGCGGCGATTGCGCGGGCGTTGGGCGTGTCGATCAGTGACCTGTACGAAGAGGTGTATAATCCAGAGGATATACGAACGCCCGGCCATGCAGCGCCAGCCTTAGAGCCTGCATAACCGGGCGTTCGTATTTTTGCGTTTCGCGCCTAACGACCAAGCCAACCGCGAAACCGCTATGGCATGTGCCGCGTCAGTAGCACCTTACCAACCTACTCAACGCAAGAATCACGCCGATACCGACGGCGCGCGCGCGGATCGCGTCGCAATCCGGGACTTCTGGCTGGTGAACGGCGATTCTCCCTCCAGAAGTCCAGACCGGGCCATGGCTGGGGAACAGGGATTAGGATTCCGCCAAATGAGAAACGAGGTTCAGCAATGTACGCGCAGTACTGGAGCCGAATCGACCATGCCGATCCGCGCGCGCTGGACATGGCCGATCGGCATTATTCGCGACAAGCGCCCGGCACGCCGGAGTTTGTCGCGAATGGTCACAAGATTGTTCTTATGCATTTCGCGCCGGACGGCACGCCGGCGGCCCTCTGGGCGAGTCATCGTCCAGCGCCCGGCATTGCACAACGTCCCGACGGGCGCGATTGCTGGGCATGTACCATGTTTCGTATCGAACAGCGCACGGTGCTGGCGTCGGATCTGATCACGGAAGCGGTCGCGATTACGCGCGGTATCTGGGCGCCGCTGCCGGCGGATGGATTCTATACCACGATCAATCCGACGTTTGTGAAAAGCCAAGGTCGCAAGCGCGGCCATGGATGGTGTTACCAATGCGCCGGTTGGGAAGTCCAGCCGGAGCGCACGAAACGGCGCGATCTGATCATTCTTATCTTGCCACATGACAAACTATTCCAGATCGCGCCAGTCGCCGCGCCGACGAACTATCCGCCGTTCGGGATCGCATGGCGGCGCTGGGCGCGTATGCCGCGCCCAGCTGATCAAGGATTGCTTTTCTAGTTAAAACCGCTCCGGCAGCTTGTCGATCGCCCTTCGTTTGTCGTCGAAGTCTAACGCCAGATAGCGCTGGGTCGTTTCCAGACTGGCATGACCCAGCAACGTCTGGATCGTTCGCAAGTCCGCGCCGGCATGCAGCAGCTGACTCGCGAACGTATGCCGGAGCTGATGCGCCGAAATATCCAGGCCGAACGCGCCGAGATAGCGCGGGCCAAAAATATGCGGCATGCTTTTATACGACAGCTTTTCCCCGTTCGCATGCCCGCACACCGCGCCAGTCTGCTGCCGCTCGGGCGTTTCGGCCAGATTGCGCGCGACGCGCCCATGCAGCGCGATCACGCGGTCTTTTCCGCCCTTGCCATTGCGGACGATCAGCACCCCCTCGTCCAGATCGACATCCCTCCAGTCGACTTCTGGTACTTCTGAGATTCGCAGCCCGCAATAGAGCATGAGCAGCAGCGCGCGATTATTGCGACGAACGATCCGCCGGCGCTTAACGTCCAGTGTCGGCGGCGGCATGCTCAGGATCGTTTCAAGCTGGCGTAATTCGCGCAGCTTCAGCGCGCGCGGGATCGGCGTGACCCGTTTCGGCCAGATCAACTCCAGCGTCGGATCGTCGTGCCGGAGCTGCGCGCGCAGCGTCCAGCGGCAGTACGCGCGGATGCCGGACAAGTCTTTCGCGATCGTCGCCGCCGCTAAATGTCCGCGCGCGATCTGATAGCGCCCGATCGCGTCGACATCGATGTCGACGATCGTCGCGTCGTCGCCCAGCCATGTCGCGAACGCGGTCACGACTTTCTGATAGGTCGCAATCGTCCGCGGCCGGACTTTGCGCCCGGCTAATGCCGCGCTGAAGCTGCCCAGTGTGCCCACGATCGCCGGCGACGTGGCCAGCCGCGTTTCCATCCCCGTTTTGGTCTGTATGTCCAGCACAGCCCCTCCTACGGTGCGCGCCGATCTGGCGCGACACGAAAAAGAACGCGGCGACGCGGGCGCTTGCGCGTATGCGACCTGGCATACGCCCAGCCGCGCGGGCCGCCGTGGCTTGCGTAGAAACGGGGTGCTGTTTGAAGTGGTAACGGAATAATTGAATCGGGCGCGTCGCGGTGTACGTGCGACGCGCCCAAAGGAAAGGAAGCGATGGAATATTCTACCACGGTCTGGAGCGACGACGAGATCGCGACCCTGGCCGACATCCGCATGCGGCTGTGTGCTATCGCCGGGCCGCTGCTCTGGCCGGAGCTGCTGCTGGCGATCGTGGACGATCACTTAGAGCGATTCGGCTGGGACGATCCGCCGCCGCCGCGCCTAGCGGATGAGCTGCCGGGCTGGCTGCTCCGGCAGCAGCAGCAGCAACCATCATGATCACGCTGCTGCATGGCGACTGTCGCGCCGTGCTGCCGACGCTGCCGGCAGGATCGGTGCAATGCGTGATCACGTCGCCGCCGTACTATGGCCTGCGGAAATATACCGACGACGCGAACGAGATCGGCACGGAAGCGACGCCGCAAGCGTACGTCGCGGCATTGGTCGCGGTATTCGCGGAGGTCTGGCGCGTGCTGCGCGACGATGGGGTGCTGTGGGTTAATTTGGGGGATTCGTACGGGCGCGGTACGCGGGTAAACTGGAGCGGCGACGCGACGCGCGGCACGAACGCGCACAAAGCCGTGACCGATGCCGGCAGCTATGGCGCGGCAGCGGCGATTTTACCAGAAAAGAACCTGCTCGGCATGCCCTGGCGCGTCGCGTTCGCGCTTCAGGACGCCGGCTGGATCCTCAGATCGGACGTGATCTGGAGTAAGCCGAACCCCATGCCCGAAAGCGTGACCGACCGACCGCCCCGCGCGCACGAATACGTGTTCCTGTTTGCGAAACAGCCGCGGTATTTTTACGACGCGGCGGCGATTGCGGAGGCGGCGACGCATACCGGCGGCGGCGTTATTGCCACGCCAGACAAAGCCGCGCGCAATGGACAAACAAACAACGGGACTGGCAGAACGACGATCCGCAGTAAAGAATCCGCGACCCGCAATCGTCGCACGGTCTGGACGATCGCGACCCATCCCTACGCCGGCGCGCATTTCGCGACGATGCCGGAGGCATTGATCGAGCCGTGTATCCTGGCCGGGTCGCGGGCTGGCGACACGATTCTCGATCCCTTCGCCGGCAGCGGCACGGTCATGCGCGTCGCGGAGCGGTTCGGGCGCGACGCGATCGGCATTGATCTTAATCAGGACTATCTAGAACTCCAGCAGCAGCGTACCGACAAGGTACAGAAAGAATTGTTTACATGATCTATCCACTCGGCCCGAACCCCTGTCCGACGCCGCCGCACGGCCCGGACGACAGCGATCCCGCGCCAGGCTAACACCGCGCCCATGAACGGCGCGACGCGCCGGCCGCGACCGCCGGCATTGTCTGGACAAGCAATCAGCCGCCCAATGCGTTCGCGGCGCGGGCGGCTGATCTAATCACCAAGGAATGTGACAATGGAATCATACCAGATCAATTCTAGCCTGTCTAGTGGCGGATATTCCGACACGTCTGTCAGGGAAAATGGAGATACGACCGCGCCGCGTAATCCCTTCGCCTATGAAGTTGTGCCGCCGATCGGTCGACTCTTGGATTGCGTTCGCGCGCATATCGGCGTCGGCGGTTCTTTCCGCCCGGGTAATCGCCAGCTGGCCGACTGGCTAGGCTATGCAAGCGCCAGCCCGATCCCGGCGCTGCTCTGTCAGCTTGCATGCCTGGACTGGATTCGCTACGATGCGACAAGCGGCGTGATCATGCTGCTGCGCGACTATGGCGACGACCGATCGATCGATCTGATCGATCGATCAGACCGTGACGATTCGGCGCTGATCGATCGGATCGATCGCGACGCGGCGCATCTGGACGCGGAAACGGAAAGCGATCGATCCGATC